CCTCGAGTGCTGGTCTGTCAGTATTGGATCCCGAGAAACCACCATCAGTATATATCTTGTAGACGCTCCAGTCTTTAATATCGCAGTAGCTAGAGAGCTTAGCTTTTTGCTCCTCGATTGAGTAGCCCTCTTCTGCCTGAGATGTGGTAGACACCCTAACATAGATTGCGACTTTATTTGTAGTTATCATTGAATTTGTACCTCTTTTTTGATAAAATGGGTACAAGAAAAAGAGCTTTTTAATGCTTTTTTTCTTGCTCGTAGCCTCACGCTCAGAGTGGCCAAACTTTGAGAGCGTGGGGCTTTTTTGTTTGCAACTATTTCCATTTTAGAAACAGTTGGTTTTATTCTTTCGATAAGTGTTGTTGAAGAATTAAGGCCACGTTGGCTTTCTCTTCCTCTGTCATAGGCGGATCATTTGGGTCATCCACTGAAAACTCGATAGCATGCCACTTATCATTGACTCTAATCCACTCCCTTCGTCTGTGGCATTTGCAATCTAGGTTGTGTTTAATCACTTCCATTGGTCTACTTTCGTTACTCATGTCATCCCTCCCGATATATATCCACAACCTCACCGATAATTCGGAAGTCTGTCTCTGGTGTGATTGGCATGTCCTTGTATTCTGGGTTTAAACTGTGTAAGTAAGCTTGGTCTTCATCAATAACAAGCTGCTTGATGTAGGCTTCTCCATTGTAGTTAAACACTCCGATAACACCATCATTCAAGTCAACGCTTGTCTGGATAAACACTAGGTCGCCATCATGATAGTCAGGCTCCATGGAGTCCCCTTTGATAGGAATAACAAAGTCAGCGTCTACATCTACTGGCAACTCAATCCGTTCAACTCGTACATCGTTCAAATACTGTCCAGTACCAGCAGAAGCAGCGTGGTCGTAGTAGTCGTAGCTATAGAGCTGAATAACTTCCGATACTTCGTTTTTCTTCGTTTCTTCTTCGTTCCTCTGCTCTTTCAGTTGCATCTCTGCATAGTTCAAGACCTTGTCTTGCCTCGGTGGTTTTAGTTCATCGTAGATGGTTTGAATTGAGGAAGTGGGAGAGATAGGGTTATTCCATGATTCTTCCACGACAGAGTAAATCACAGGATTAGCAGTAACAAATCTCGGATCTAGAGTAGATTTTGGAACTCCAAAAAAATCTGCAATTTTTTGAACATTCCCCGGGATCGGCAAAGAAGTTCCTTTTACATATCCTGTCAATGTGCTAGGCGGTATTCCTGTCGCTCGAGACAGCTCAGCTTGTTTGCAATTCCTATCAGATAAAATTGAGTTAAGATTTGCAGAAAAGACTTTCATATCCTTTTTATCTTGAGGAGTTAATTTTCCTCGTCCTCTTGCCATATTTTTCCCTCCGATCTTCTTTACTATATGATACCGTTTATTTTCGATTTTGTAAATAAAAAATTCGAAAAAATTACGAAAAAATTCGAAAAAACTATTGACTTACGATTTAAATCGTAGTATAATATAATCAAGGTTAAGGAAAAGGAGGTAAGGCAAATGATGGAACACATCATAAAAAGCCTAGCAACCAAGGACACTGCAACCGTCATTTTGGTACTAGGCTTAGTCAGAGAAGCACGTTTGTGGCACAAACAAATCTTAGAACACAAACGTAAGCTTCAAAACAAAAAGTAGAGAAAGGGGCAGAAGCCCCAATCTCTACTTGATAGTGTACCATCATTTGCCGTGAAAAGCAATGGATGAAAATACTGGTTTGATAATCCTAGCAGGATTTGTGATTGTATCTTTCACTATCCGTCAGATAGTGAAGTACCGATGTGATAAAAAAGATAAGGAGTAGGGAAATGCCAGGACAAAAAGAAAAATACCACGATAGACGTGGTAGACCTGATGGATTGACGGTTGAAAAAGTTATCCACCTTTCAATTTTGAGAGGAGAAGGAACTGAAGCGGATAGCATTCGAGTCGTCGAGCAGTATTACAATATGGACGGCATGCTAATATTTGAATTAGATCCTTGTTCTCCACATTATCAAGAATTTTTAGATTTGCGTTGATCTTGTTTATCTTTGTCCAAATCTAAAATATCTTGCAGTAATTGCTCGTTATCATGACGCTCGATATACCATTTTTGCATAAGCAATTCTATAAACTTCAGCAACTTGTGAGCCTCATTTGGTTCGATATCCACTATAAGATTTACATCTTTTTCTGGATGGGCGCCAATGTTTCCAAGTTTTCGTAGAGCATCGAGTACATTTTTAGTGCTTGGGTCAACAGACTCTTTTAAAGCGTCTATCTCATCTACTAGCCTTGCTTTAGAAATTCCCCAAAAATCTCTAATCATTCCTTGTAGACAACGTCTAGAGAGGGTAGCAGAAGCTTTGGGGCTGAGATTTAAGATAGCGTGAGCTTCTTCATAATCACTTCTGATAGACTGAGGGATGTAGTCTGGATAGACTTTTGCAAGTGAAATAGGGTTGAAGTGCATAATGCGATTTGGGAATTGACTACCAACGCCCAAGATGTCGATTGAAACTTTATGACAGTTCGGACAATTCATTGTTTGTATTGTTATTTTGTCGTTCAAATTTTCCTCAACATTAGCATGTGGACGACGAATCCAAAAGTAGTGTTCTTCTTCTTGGAATGTATTGTAGTGCTTTGGAACAGAATAACCGCAAAACAAGCAGAATAGTTTATTAGAATCCATGGGATTTCTCCAATCATTTTATTTTGATTATACCACATTTGAAAGGGGGTGAGGATATGAGATTGAGGCGATATTCGTTCAGTAGACAAATAAAAAACGTACTCCAGCTGCTATCTGAAGTACGCTACGGAAATTGTTCTACTCAAACTAATAGCAGTAGTCAACAACACTTCGCTGGTATCGCCCCCAGCACTGTAGTTGAAATAGAATTTGATTCTCGATTTGGAAGACTAGTTTTTTCGACACTTTAAGAAAAAATGTCAGCTATTTTAAAAATATTGGGTCGTCTAGCTAAGACGCCGAGAAAAAATCTAGCTTCCCTATTGAACCCTGCTAGTCAGGTGCGGTAGGCAAAAGGTAACCTACAAAATGAATCCAAACTCTACTGAGACACAGTCCCCTTCAAAAATTTTGCCAATTTGCATCAGCTCCTTTCTTGTAAAGGATAACATAACTATATAATATTTTTGAAGAAACTACATCGGTCTTAAGACCTATTTTTGGAGATAATCATGGAAGATAAAATCATCGAACTTGCTGATTACTTCATCAGTGAGAACACAACGTACAGAGAAGCTAAAATAGCGTGTGAGAAGCTATTTAGACAAGTCAGCCATGAGATAGAACTCAGGGCGCTGGAAAGAAAGACGAGGGTATGAAATGAGACCAAGAAAATATCCGTACAAAACAATAAGACCCCTTCCGTCAACGAAAAGGGTCGAAGATGTAATTAAACATTTACAACTTATCAAGCAGGATTTTCCAAATCCTAGTAAAGACATGAAGCCCAGAGTAAAAGCATTAGCTGAACTCTTCAGAGAAGATATTACAGATTACGATTTGAAATTTGCTCCATCAGAGCTTGTATCTCAACTTCGTGATTTGCAATCATCTTTTTAAGATATTGATTAACGATAGTCACTTTTTCATCGTCTGTCAAACCTGAATTGCGAATGGTGTCGTTAATTTTATCAATTAGAATAGCTCTGTTGCGACTGTAAAATACATCATCAACCATAACATCACCTCCTTTCTGACTACATTATAGCAGAATTGCGAGGAACAAATAGAAAAATAAGGAGGTAGGAATGTGCCGAAAATGACATTGAGAGCAATAAGAACAAATTATAACTTATCTGCCAAAGAAGTTGCTGATAAACTTAACATTCATCAACAAACATTGTTAAAATATGAGCATGACAGTTCAAAAATTCCAATGGATCTTTTAGACAAACTTGCTCGACTATACAATGTCGATAAGGATTTTATTTTTTTAGGCAAAAAATACGAATTAAATCATAGTTTAGGAGAGGTATGAATGAACAATATTTCACAGAGATAGACATGGATAATCACGAAAGATACTTTAAAATTCCGTATCGGCTGATAGAAGATGATTATTTTTCAGATTTAGACCCACTGGCTGTTATGGTTTATGGTATTTTGACCGATCGTATTTCATTATCTCGAAAAAACAAGCAACATTTTACTGACAGAGATGGATATTTGTATGTTGTAGCTACTAACGAGGAAATTGGTAAGTGGATAAAAAAAAGCGAGCCGGTTGTAATCAAGTTAAAAAGACAACTGATAGAGCATGGCCTGTTGAAAGAAAAAAGGCAGGGCGTTAGATTAGCGAACTTACTATATCCTCAAAAAATCAGAACTAAAGAAACTTTAGTTCAAGAACTTAAAAATATTAAGGGGAGAACTAAAGAAACTTTAGTTCAAGAACTTAAAAATATTAAGTCTAACCAACCTGATAATAACCATCCTTATATAACCAACCTGAGTGAACCAGAGGGTGCTGGTGCTAATACTCTATATAGTATAGAGGACGCACCCGCAGAAAACGACTTGGGAATTGTTCATGATTGGATTTTGTCTGAGTTTGGTCGATACCCGACACCGTTTGAAATCGAGGACTTGAAGGCATTCTTGCAAGACCATAGTAAAGAGGTTATCAAGTTAGCAATCAAGGAATGTGTGGGAAATGGTAAACCTTACTTCAAATATCTGGAGAGTATCTTAAGAGACTGGAAACAGAAAGGTCTAACGACTGTTGAGTTGGTAGAGAATAGGCAGAAGCCTAAACGTTCTTTCAGCAATCAAGATAAACCTTTGAGATTATCTGATGATGGTTTTGACCCACGACTGGGATTCTAGGAGGGTGCTATGCGAGCAGTATCAAGAGATGAATTGCAGGGTAGATTTTTACAGATTGAAACCTTGAATACTCAATGCCCTAAGCATGAGGGAGTCTATATGTGGCGCTCAGTCAACCCTTGCACGCAGAATGTGCTGACTTATTGCCCTGAATGTGAACAGGAGAAAATCAACAGTCAAGCAGGCGAACAACTTGCTCAAGCTGAAGCACAAATCAGAAATACAAGGTCTTACTCTTTGTTTGCTAAAGAGAGTATCATACCGACTGATTTGAAAAATGCCACTATCGGCAACTTTGAAATTCACACAGAGCAGGATTCGGAAGCAGTCAATTTCGCTAGACGAATAACGCTTGCTTATGTGAAAGAGCAATATGAAGGGAATACGATCATCAGCGGACCACCTGGAGTTGGGAAGAGCCATTTAGCAGTTGGAATTGCTAAGACATTAAACGAGAGTTTTCAGAAGTTCCAGATGAAGCGCTCGGTCGTGTATCTGCCCACTGTAGAGTTATTCTCTCGGATGAAGGACGCATTTAGATACAAGGATTCTAAATGGGGCGAAAGGCAGACTATTAAGTTCCTGCAGGAAGTGGACTACTTGATTCTGGACGATATTGGGAAAGAATCGAGTGTGGGTAATGAAATCAAGCAGGGCAATAGTTGGGTTCAAAAAGTCCTGTATCAAATACTTGAAAATAGGACGAACACAATTATTACAACTAATTTTGAGGGTAAGCACCTCAAGGGACTTTACGAGCAAAGTCTCGTTGACAGAATGACGAAAGGAAACATGAAAACTAATGCGTTCAAATTTAGCAATGACACGCAGTCAAGAAGAACAATTTCAGCAAGTGACTACTAAAGAGCGTCAGCAGATTATAGAACAGTTTGAAGCTAATCACTACGGACTATCTAGCTTGCTGAAAGAGCGGTTGCTGATTACAAGTGACTACCAGTTTACAAGAAAGATGAACGAACTAAGAACTTTTGCCAGAAATGGCGGAATTTATACGAGTTAGGATGGGAAATGGTAGATAAAAAATACAATATTGAACAGGAACTCGAACGATTTCTAGGTGTCCCTTTAAAGTTAAGAATTTTACGAGAATGTTTGTTGTATTTGTTCTTCAAAATGGCTAATGATACAACAGATATAACGGTAGAGAAGTCGGCCGTACATTCTAGCGATGGGACAAGTAAGACAGTCTATACAGTAACTGTGTATGACTAAACAAAAAAGCACCTGACGGCAATCAGGCGCTCAACAAAATTATTCAAGGAAATTATAACATGAAAAATAAAAAAGAGCAATGGAAACCAAGAATTGTAAACATCATGGCAGATGGTTCAGTCATTGAAGACTTAACAGGATATGTCATCCCTGCTGGCCATTCGTACTATGACATTATTCTAGGCATGAACAAGCGATCTAACGAGGAGGATGTAGCTTAATGAAATCACTTACTAAATTAAAACTCAGACTTGAAGTAGTTCTTAAAGCAGTCAACCTTGATTGGAGAGAGGTAGCGTTAGAGCTTATGAATGACCTTATCAAAGAACAGCAAAGTCACTTTGCCAGCAAGCAAGAAATCTATGACCTGAAACAACAATTGGCAATCTACAAAG